TAAAAAATATATAAATTATAAAAAATATATAAATTATAAAAAATATATAAATTATAAAAAATATATAAATTATAAAAAATATATATATTTTAATTAAAATATTTTTTGCTTTTTCTTAATTTATTTTTTTTATTTTTATAACTTTTTTTATTTCTTTTTCCTCCAGTAACTGATGCTGAATCAAAATAAATGCCCCAATCATCAGGAACATTTTTTTTCTTACCATTGTATGGAACAGCATATCTTCTGCGTATCATTTCTGTTGCTAGATCTACACCATCAACACTAACATCAGCTAAAACTCTTCCATATTTATCAACACCTTTGTTTGTTAATACAACTCTTTTATCATATATAAATTGATGTGCAAATTCTCTTGCTTGAAGAGAACATCTTTTTTCAACAGTATTTTTTGTTCTTATTTCAGGACAATCAATACCATTAACTCTGACCGAAAATTCATAAACTTTAACTTCATGATTTATGTTTAATAATTGTGCTATTCTAATAGTATCACCATCATAAGCTTGAATTCCTCTACCTTCAGTTATTGGTGCTACAAATTTTACCTTATTTTGTAATATATCTTCCATATCTAAATCATAAATTGAAATATCATCAATTGATTCAATCATTTATACAATATTTACATATTTTAATTTTTGTTTCATAATTTATTTTTAATTATTTAATCATTAAAAATTGATTGTTTTTATAAAAATAAATACAAACGTAAAAATTATAAATGAAAATTGAATATATATATTTAATAAAATTACGTGAATTTATAAAAACTGGAGAAAACATATATAAAATAGGAAGAACATCACAAAATAATATGCGACGATTTTATCAATATCCAAAAAATAGCGTTATATTATTTCAAATGAGTTGTAAAAATTCAAAAGAAATAGAGGAAAAAATTATATATATATATTTTTAAACAAAAATATATATTAAAAAAAGAAATAGGATCTGAATATTTTGAAGGAAATTATATAAATATGATTGATGATATATATAATATTTTGAAAAAAACAATTTAAAGACCATTTCAGATTTTTAATGTCTGACATTTTTTATATCATTTCAATCTCTACTTTTCAAACATTTTTCATCAATTTGCAAAGATTCACCTTTTTGTTCTTCAGGAACAATATTTAAAATACATCTTGCTTTTTCACCATACAATGGTTCTGTACATCCTTTTTCAATATTTTTTTCTTTTCCACTTTTGTTTCTTTTTTTTAATGTTTTAAAAAATTTAGGATAAACTTTTGGTTTTTTATCAACACATCTGGCACGAAAATGCTCATACCTTTCTCTAACATCACAATATGTTAATCCAGATTTTTTACCCAACATTTCATTTACTATTTCATGCAAATCATAAATATATTTTGAAAATGTATGTCTATTTTTCATATGATCCATAGTTATAGGATGATGCTTTAAATTACTTGCTAAATTTTTACGACATGCACCACAAGGCAATACATTTTGGTGAGATAATATGTAATTTCTATAATTATTTTTTTGTTCTTGTGTTGGATTTACTGGATAATTGAAACTGATAGTATGTAGCATATGCCATTGAGCTGGTCCCCAAACAGTTGTTAAAAACCCATCATTTGAACTATAATCTTTAGATGAAAAAATATGATTTTTTTTAGTTTTATTTTTTTTTAAACTTTTTTTATTTTTTTTAGAATTTTCATATTTTTCAGGATCATTACTTTTTTCAAGTTTATTATTTTTATTACTTTTTTTTAATTTTTTATTTGTTATTTCATCAACAGAATTTGAATTATTTACCATTATACATTATATAATTATATATATTTTTTACAACTTATATATTTTTCATAAAAAATATAAAATATAATTTATAAAAATCATTCGTTTATTTTATTACTGAAAATATATATTATAAATATATAATGAGTTATTTACAATTATCAGAATTAACATCAAATTATTATTTTATTGGTGGTATTCTTGTTATATTAGGATTAATATCAGCATATTTTGTTTGGAAAAATATTTTATCTGATAAAATAACTTATAATGCAAATAGAGAAAATAACAGTGATGAAGAAATGTCAAATAAAACTGCGAATTTAATGTTATTTTATGTTGATTGGTGTCCTCATTGCAAAACTGCAAAACCTGAATGGAATGCTTTAAAAGAAGAATATGATGGAAAAGTAATTAATGGATATACAGTTATATTTGAAGAATATAATTGTACAACAGAAAGTGGTGAAATTGAAGATTTGGTAAATAAATATAAAATTGAAGGATATCCAACAATTAAATTGATTAAAGATGGACAAGTTATTGAATTTGACGCAAAACCAATTAAATCAACATTAGAACAATTTTTAACAACTGTTTTATAAAAATGTGTGTTATAAAATATACATTATAAAAAAATATAAGTAATAAATAATTTATACATTATAAAATATATAAATTATTATCATATATTATAAAATGAAAATAAGTTTATTATTTTTAACTTATGAAAATCCATTGCATGAATATTTTTGGAGACAAAAAGGATATTTAGATAATCCAAATTGTGAAATTATAATTCATGCTAAATATCAAAATAAAATAACTGAACCTTGGATTTCAAAATTAAGTAAATATAATATTGATACATCATGGGGAAATGAAAGTATAATAATTGCAACTTTATTATTATTAGACCAAGCATTTAAAAATGGTTCAGATTGGTTTTTATTGTGTTCTGAAGATAGTTTTCCATTGATGAATTTTAATCAATGTCATGATTTTTTAGAAAATAAAAAATTATCAATGTTCGATTTAATAGAATCAGAAACAAATAAAACATCTCAATGGTTTGCTTTAAGAAGACATGATGTCAATTTATTATTTAGGGCAATGAATAAATTAAAAAATGATGAACAAACTCCATTTGATGAACAAATGATAAAAAATAATAATATTTTTAATGAAACAACATATTTAAAAAATTTATACAATTCAAAAATATTTACTAATGTTGCAAAAAAAATTCCAAAAAATAAAGCATTTGATGAATTATTTTTTTTATCAGTATTTAAGAAAATTAGTCCATATTATGAATATAAAAATCATAAAGTTCATTATGTAAAATGGTATAATAATTATTGGATATCAAAACATCCAACAATATTCAATAAATTACTTACAAATGATAAAAATGACATATTAAATAATAATCCAATTTTTATTAGAAAAACATTACCAACGTTCAATGGATCGACTATTCAAGAAAAAAAAAATGCAATCGTAATTATAATTGGAACAGAAAATGAAAACAAACAAGAAAATTATTATGATTCATTTATTAATAATTTAAAATCTTCAAACAATTATGATTTATTTTTATTAGTTATGATTGATAATATAAAAAATATAAGTCATAAATTAACTGAAGAATGTGTACAAATTTATAGTGTTGTTTATAATGACATTGATAATGCAGTAAATTATATAAAAGATTTTATTAAAAATTATGAAAATATTTTAATTGTAAAAGAAAATGATGATATAAATATGATTGAATTAAATTTTAATGACGATGCTTTTAATTCTCCAGAATTTATTGATGAAAATAACGTTTTACAATCAAATGATGAAATAACTAATTATAATGAATTGAATGAATCGAATGAATCGAATGAATCAAATACTTCAAATTCTTCAAAAAGTGAAACTAATAGTGAAGAAAATAATGAAGAAAATAATGAAGAAAATAATGAAGAAAATAAAAATAATAAAAAAAATAATAAAGAAAATGATGAAGAAAATAACGAAGAAAATGTTATGGAAAGTTTAAGAGAATATTATAAATTAAAAAAAAATTATGAAATAAAATATTATAATAAATATGTTTATAACATTGTCAATAGTAAAAGATCAAAAGCAAAAAAAAGAGAATTATATAATAAATTATTAAAACCACAATGTATAAATTGCAAACAAAATGTTGGTACAATATTTGAAAGAAAATATTATGAAAAATATAATAATAAGTTTGATGTTGTTGTATTTACTGCAAAATGTGGAGATGTATTAAATCCATGTGATTTAAATATAGAAATACATCGATCAGCACGTGAATCATATAGTTCAATGATTAATGAAATAAAACAGAAAATAAATAAAACACAATTAGATATAATATTATTAAAAAATAAAACATTATTTTTAGATACTAAAAATAAAAATGATGAATATTTGAAATTGTTCGAACAATTAAGTAATAAAATCAAAGAAGAATATTCAATTTTAACAAAATTAAATGAAGAAAATATATTTGTAAATGATAATCCTGAAGAAATGGATGAATTAAATAATTTAATTTCAACACTAAATCAAGATGATATTTTAAATTTTAAAAAAAAAATTAATGAATATTTAAAAAGAAATGATGAAGAAAGTTTAAAAAATGCAATTAAAAATTATTTGGATGATATTTATCCAAAAATAAAAAGAATTAGAGAATTAAAATATAAAATAATGTATGTATCTTATGATGATAAAAATAAAATACATTCATTAATTCAAAATAAATATTCATATGATGGAAAACATTTTTATGATGCATTTGTTGATGAAGTTGTAAGTTTTATAAAAGGAAATAAATTAAAAAAAGAATCGACAAAATTAAAATTAAAAACTGAAACTGAAAATAACCAACAAAATAATCAACAAAAACAATTTATTCCAATAGAAGAAACTAAAGAATCAAAAGAACAGAAAAGTAATAAATCAAAAACATTAAAAAATTCTTTAATTGAAAAAAATATATCAAAACCAAAAACATTAAAAAGAAGATTAGTTATTTATGATAAAAATGAAGATGGAAATGAAAATGAAGAAAGTAAAAGTAATATAAATAATAATCAATCTTCAAATGTAAATACCAACAGAACAATTAATACAGAAATTATATTTAAATCTGATGAAAATAATAATATTGAACAAGAAAATTCTCAAAAAATTATAAGAAAAAAAAGAATAATTGTTGATGATGTTAATAATAATAAAGATGATGAAGATTATACAAATAATGAAGAAAAAAAAGGAGGATCAAATATTGAAATAAACAAACAAAATATTAAAGAAAAAAATCAAGAAGAAAAAATTGGAAAAATTAAAAGATACAATAAAAATATAATGTTAAATCAAGCAACTTAATTTTTATTTTTTCAAATTATATTATATTTTCTAATAATATAAATAAAATGTTTACAAAATATATTTGCATATACACATTTTTATTAAGTTTTTCAATAGGTATATTTTTTACATATACTTTAGGTCCAGAAACGAAAGATATTTATATCTATCCGACAATTGATAATTATTTAAAATATCAATATAAGGATGAAGCAGGACAATGTTTTGAATTTAAACCAATTAAGGTAAAATGTCCTTTAAATCCATTTGATATTAAAGATATTCCACTCCAAAAATAAAATAAGTTAAACATTTATTTGAATATTTTAATTCGTAAAAATCATGTATCTTTATCAATTTTAATTTGAATTAAATTTTATATTATTGTGTTTATTTACTGATTTTTTATTTTATATTATATTTTTTATTTTATATCATATTTTTTATTTTAAAAAAAATATAAATAATGAAATATTATAAATGCAAATTAATGTAAGTAAATTTCTTCACACAGAAAGTGGTAAATATTTAATGTCTGTGGTATTGGGATTAGGTTTAGCATGTTTATTTCGTGCTTCATGTAAAGGTATAAATTGTAATGTAATTAAAGCACCTCCTTTGGATGACATTGAAACATATGTTTATAAATATGATGGTGAATGTTTTAAAATTAAACCTGAAAATATAAAATGTGATAGCAAAAGAAAAACATTAAAATAAAAATAAAAATATATTTATTATAAAAAATGCGTAAATAAATATTTAGTTAAATATTTATTTATTTCATCAAAATGTCAGAAATAAATACAACAAGTATAACTGATCTACCATCAAACCCAGGAAATATTCAAATGAAAGTGCAAGATCAACATGTAAATACACCTGAAAATAATACAAGTACAAGTATAAATGCACAACAATTTTCATTGGATCAATCAACAATAAGTCAAATTGTTAATGGGTTACAACAAGCAAGTATAAGTGGTGCTACAAAATTACCTAGTAGAGATATTCCAATGGATCAAAATCATTTAACACATGATGAACAAACAAGACCTAATTATGTTCCTATGATTCAACAAAAAAATAAATATATAGATGAAGATGATGATATTCAACCAAAATCACAAAATAAAAATATTTTTGAAAATTTTTTTGATTATTTTCAATTGCCATTATTATTAGCTGTTATGTATTTTATATTTGAAATGCCATCATTTAAATCAATGTTATTATCATATTTACCATTTTTATTTGGTATTGATGGAAATTATAATTTTAATGGAATAACCATTGTATCAATTATATTTTCTTTTTTATATTATTTTATATTATTTAGCACAAATATGACTATTTAATTTATTTATAATTTTATAAAAATATTATTTTATTTAGTAGGAGTAAAAGTAGAATCTAATTCGTTTGTATCTGTATTATATATTCCTAAAAATGATAATATTATTATGGATATAATTGAACCAGCCACATATATACTTTCTAAATTTTTACTAGCACTATTTATAATTCCTAATGACAATAAAATCATTATAAAAGATGTTTTATATTTGAAAAAATCAAGGAATAATTTTGCGATTCCATTTTCTTCTTGCATATCTCCATTTTTATATTTAAATTTATAAAATAATGCTGGAAAAGCACAATAAAATAATGAAAAAATAAACAAAACAAAAGAACTAAAAAAACATAATGGAAAAATTACAAAAAATAATAACCACAAATAAAAGAAAAATAAAAAAAAGTTTAATATTTTAGAACTGTTAGACCAAATTGTTTTTTTAGTTCCATTTTGATTAAATAATACATCATATAAAATTTCAAATAAGTGACGAACATGAAAAAATAATGAAGCCCAAAAATTAAGTATAAAATAAAATATAAAAATTACAAAACATATTATTGAAGAAAAAAACATTAATAAAGATTCATTTAACCCACCAAGTGATTTAAATATTAGATTATTTATAGAATTAATTAAAGAAAGAAATGAATCAAATACTTTTCCATAAAATTTTTTTAAAATATTTTTATCATCTTTTAAATATTCATCAATAATTACTTTAATAAATGATTTTTCTTCAATAAAATTAACTTTTTGAGAAAATTTATCACCAATTTCTATAAATGGACTTTGAGTTGAAATAATAAATTTTCTAATATAATTTAATTCTGAATTTTTTTGTGCTGATTGAGTTGAATTTAAAAAATTATTTGATATAATTCCTGATTGATATACTTTTGTTGTGTATAATAATAATGTTCCAAAAATATAAACTAAAATTATTATATTTGCTATATTTGTTGCTATATCTTTACCAAATTTTTCCCAATTATTATTTATATTTTCTTTGTTTTTTTTTTCATTAATACTATTATTTTCTTCTGTGGACATAATAATATATTATAATAAATATATATTTTTATACTTTTATACTTTTAAGAAAAGTATAACAAAATATATAAATAACAAAATATATATATATTTTATAAATAAAATGAAGATAAAATTAAATTTTAAATATATTAGTTGTATTTTTTTTATTATTTTTTTATATTATTGTTTTATAAAACATAATATTTTTTCAAATTATGTTACATTAAAAACTTCAATATTTGAAGGTTATGAATCAAATTATTTTAATCAAGCAGATGAATCTTCAAAAACAGTTGATCTTCCACTAACATTTCCTTTTAGTTGTAAAAATTTTTGTGGACCAAAAAATACCTGTGCTATAACAGGTGAACAATGTTCCAATGATTATGATTGCACTGGGTGTGAAAATATGGATAAATTAAAACCTCCAAAAGTAGAACCATATTATTTAGAATTATCGCCAAATAATAATTTTAATATGGATTCAGTATATGTTGGTTCTAAAAATAATTTAACTCCACAATATTATTCTCAAACTGACAATGAATGGATTAAAACTTTTAATGAAGCAATAAAAATGTACAATGAAAGACAAACATATAATACTCCATTAAATGACTTTGAAAAAAAAATACAAATATATTATCCACAAACTGTATCAGCAACTGGAGAATTTTATTCAACAATAGCTCCTGCATACAATGGTTAATAATGTTTTTATAATTAATTATAATTATATAATAATTATTATTAACAATATTGCAAAAATAAAAAATTGAAATTTATTTTTTTATTTATTAAAATTTAAATTGCTATATTTTTAAAATGATTTCAAAATATTACATTCAAACAGAAAATTCTTATTTAGCATCAATAGAAATAAATATTGAAAACTTATTGGAACAATGTATAAATGAAATAGAAACAAATGAATTTTTATTAGTAAATCCAAAAATACAAGTTTATGGAAAAGAATGTACACAACATAGAAGTATTGGATTCTTTTCAAACACGTCAATTGGGTATAAATATTCAGGACAATTAGCTAAATCAATAAATTTAACACAAAATCTTGAAGAGTTATTAAATTTAGTAAATGAATTATTTAAAGAAAATCAAAATTCAAATCAAGAAAATAATTTTAATGGAATTTTAGTAAATAAATATGTTAATGGTGAAGATTATATAGGAAAACATAGTGATAATGAAAGAGATTTGTCAAACATTGGTGTAGTTGTGTGTTCTTATGGTGCATCTAGAAAATTTAGAATTCGAGACAAAATAAATGGAAATATAATTGCAGATATTCCAACTTGTTCAAATGAAATATGGATAATGGGAGGAAATTTTCAACAAGAATTTACACATGAAATACCAATTGAAAAAAAAGTAAAAAAATGTAGATATTCATTTACATTTAGAAATCATTTAGTTTAATTTGTTACATTTTTAATAAAATAAATTTAATAAATTTAATAAATTTGATAAAAATAAAAATTGATTATTTTTTATTTTTAATATCAACATATTATTCATAAAAATGTTTGAAAAATACAAACCACAAACAATTAATCAATTAATTGGTAATAAAAATGTGTTTCAAAATATTCATGATTGGTTATTAAATCCAACAACAAAATTATGTTTAATCAGTGGAAGAAATGGCATTGGAAAAACTTTATCAGTTGAAATTTGTTTAAAAGAATTAAATATTCATCCTTATTATATAGATAATATTGAAGAAAATATTGATATTAATATTTTATCATCATTAAATTTATTCAACACAATGAAAAATTGTAAAAATTATATAGTTGTTGAAGAAATAGATACAATTTCAGAAAAAAATATTGATGAAATTGTAAAAAATATTTCAAAAATTAATGTTCCAATAATTTGTATAAGTAATACAAATTATATTCCAAGTTTTCAAAATATAAAAAATATAATTACAAATTTTAAATTATATGAACCAAAAGTATTTGAAATAATAAATTATTTAAATCCAATTATTAGAGAAAATAAAATAAATATATCAAATAATAATTTACATGAATTAATAAACAATTTAAATTGTGATATAAGATCAATATTAAATAATTTAGAAATTATATCTTATTCTAAAAATATTTGTTTTAATAATTCAAATGAAAATTGTTTTGAATTAAAGGATAATACATCATTAAATATGTTTGAAATAGGGAAAGAATTATTTAACATGGAAAATGATTTTGAAAAAAAATATAAATTGTTCTTTTTGGAAAATTCATTGATGCCTTTGTTTATTCAAGAAAATTATGTAAATAATACAATTGGAAAAAATATTGACAATAAATTAGAATATTTATCTAATTCAGCATCATTTTTATCAAATGTGGATATAATTGAAAGAAAAGTTATTGAAGATAATGAGTGGGAATTGCAACCACATATTGCGTTAAATACAATTAGAGCAACTGAAAATTGTAATTGTAAAAATATGATTAAATTTCCAGAATTTTTTAAGAAAAAAAAACAATTTGATAGTTATGAATATTCTTCAAACTCTTTTAGAAATTATATTCCTATTCAAAATATAAATACAATAAATAAATTATTAAATGATAAAGATTTAAAAGAAAATGTTAAAAAAGTTAAAGAAATTAAAAAAATAAAAAAAGTTAAAGAGGTTGAAGAAATTAAAGAAGATAAAAAAGTAAAAAAAGTTAAAAAAAATGATGCAAATGTCAATAATTTAATTTCAAATAATGATGATGATGAAATAGTTATATTAAAACCATTAATGATGAATAAAAAAAGAAATGCAAATTCAAATACAAATACAAATGCAAATGCAAATGCAAATACAAATGCAAATACAAATGCAAATGCAAATGCAAATGCAAATACAAATGCAAATGCAAATGCAAATGCAAATACAAATGCAAATGCAAATAAAGAAATCTCGAAAATTGAACCAAGTCAAATAATAAATCAAAATAAAAATATAATTGATGAAGATGAAGATGAAGAATTTATATTCGAAGAAATTGTTATTAATATTGATAATAAAGATTTTATAAATTGTGAATGTGGATCAAAAATAAAAAAATCAAGTAAATCATCACACTTAAAATCAAAAAAACATTTGGATTTCTTAAAAAATAAAAAATAAAATATATATAAATATTTTTTTTAACAAAAATAAAGCATGGGGTTGTAGGTGAACGGCAAGTTCCACACTTTGTTTTAATAAAAATAAAGCATGGGGTTGTAGGGGAACGGCGAGTTCCCTACTGAGTTCTCTAAGTTGCATAAACCATTCCAACATTTCCTCCCATAAAATAAACTACATTAATAATTTCTTCAAAAAGATGTAAGTCAAAATTATAATCGTATATTCTCCACGTTGGTTTATTTACTCCAATTATATTTCCTGTTTCAGGATCACAAATAGTTAATGATTGTGCTAAAGGATCCAATGGAGGTATTATTGTTGTAAATTCCAATTCTATTTTTGAAAATCTACTCATATTAATTGCTCCTGAAGGTTGCATAGTTGCATTATTACTATCTATGCAAAAATTATAACAATATAATCCAGGTGGAGCATATCCATTCGTTCTTATATATTTTTCTATATAATTATAGACACCTGCTGGCTGTATATTTTCTCTATAATCTCCATCAAATAATATTCCAAGAGCAACAAGTATCATTTTATCATTTTGAGGATTATAAGTTTGATTTATTAAAAATCCAGTTAAATTTCCATCAGGATTAACACCAGGACCAATATAAACAGGTACTAAATCACCAGATAAATCAGTTTTATAAACTAAAAAATCACCAGTTGTAGGAGCATTAATTACATTAATTGGAAGATAATTATAAGGCCAATTAGTATAATTGGACCATTCATTTCTTAAATTTGCATCACTTCTTTGAAAATAGAATAGCCAATCTGCAACTAATCCAATAGAATTAGTTTCAACTTTATTTGGACCAGTTACATTATGAAAAATTGTTTCTTTTACTTGTTTTATTAAATATTTTTGTTCTTGTGTGGCAAAAAGTTTTTCTTCTTCATTTGATAAAAAGCAATATGTGCAATTTAAATGAATATCTGTATTCCAAAGTTCACGTGTATCTGAATAAGAATTTATTCCCAATTCAATGTCAGGTGGTGGCTGAAGAAATCTATAAAATTGCATGTACCATTGATTAAAATTTGGTGCAACATAAGGATAATTATTTGTTGCATCCATGACATCACGTATAATGAATATTTCAGATATTGGTCTGCAAGTTATATTTATATGCAATTCATTATATTGTAGCGATGTCAATGGAAATGCCATTTGTGAGTTTAATCCAAACCAATTATTTAATGGTATATATAATATTCTTCCTCTTATAGAAGGTTCTGCTCCAGTTGGATCGTTTGAATAATATGCATTTGGATAAGAATTAATTTTTCCATTTGAGTTTGCAGGATCAAACATATCAATAGTATGTCCTATCATTGCATCAAATAACAATCTTTTTGTTCTATTAAAATCTCTTTGAACTGAAGCTAATAAGTAATCTCCTGAATATTCTTGTAATGTATAATTACCACAAGTAATGCTTATTTTCGAAATCATTTTTGCACCCAAATATTCAATCCATTTAAACTCATAAGGAGCCCATTTTTCAACATTACCCAAATTTTGAGAAATTGTATAATCATTTATTTCTTGAGGTGGTAAAATTGGACTCCAAATATTTGGCATATTAACTGATAAATAACAATCCATTAATAAATCAGCATATCTTGGTATTTTAAAAGTAAATGTTGATTCTTCATTTAATCTCAATGTTTTAGCTCCTTCAAAATCAACACGAAATTTTTGAAGTCCAAAATTAGTATATTTTCTATAAGTTGATTTAAAAAATGATTTGCTTGGATTTCCATTTAATAATATATTTTGTTGTCCTGTTGAAACTAAATTTAACAAACCACCAGGCATTTATATTATTTATATTAATAATTTTTTAAATATTTAAATACTTTTATATTTAAATACTTTTTATATTTTGTAAAATTTATACAAATATATATTAACATATATTAATATATATCAGTATGGATTTAAAAAAAATAGTAGGAAATATTAGCGACAATACAACAGTTACAATAATGATTTATGCTTCAATAATTATTTTGTTACTTTTTATTGGAATTTTTATTTATTTTTATACATTGCAAAAACGATTGTGTAATAATATGGACACTTTATATGGAACATTAAATGGAAAAATAAGAAGTCTCGATTTTAATTTGGATGAAAATAAATTTAAATTTAAAGATTATTATATTAAAACAGCATATAATTGTTGTAGTGGTGGAAATTATAAAAATAGTTATGTTGATACATGCATATTAAAAGATTTAATAAAACAAGGAGTTCGTGGGTTTGATTTTGAAATATTTTCAATAGGTGATGAACCTGTGATATCAACAACACCAGATGATTCAGACAATTATTATAATAAAGATACATTTAATTATGTTAAATTTTCTGATGCAATGAAAATATTGGTTGAATATTCATTTAATAATAGCAATGCACCAAATCCAACTGATCCATTAATATTACATTTTAGAATTAAAAGTACAAATATGTCTATGTATAAAAATTTTGCTAAAATTTTTGAAAAATATTCGGATAAATTATTAGATAAAAATTATAGTTATGAAAATCAAGGAAAAAATTTTGGAGATACACCTTTGGAAAATTTAAAAGGAAAAATTAGTATAATTGTTGATAAAAATAATACATCATTTATGGATTCTCAAGAATTTTATGAATATGTTAATATGACAAGTAATTCAGTATTTATGAGAGCATTGCATTATTATGATATTAAATATACACCTGATATTAATGAATTAATACAAGCAAATAGAGTAGGAATGACAATAGGAATGCCAGATAAAGGAAATAACCCAGATAATCCAAGTGCGATTGTGATGAGAGAAATGGGATGTCAAATGTTAGCAATGAGGTATCAATTGTTTGATGAATACATACAAGAAAATAACATGTTTTTTGATATTAAAGGTGTTGCATTTGTATTAAAGCCTGAAAGATTAAGGCAAAAAGATAATACTCTTCCAGCACCTTCAGAACAAAATCCTCAATTGTCTTATGCAACAAAAACAGTTTCTTCTGATTTTTATAAATTTGATATTTAATTCATTTTTATTTTTTTAATTTTTTTTAATTAATTAAAAAAAATATATTTTACATAAAAATATATTTTTTAAATATATATTTATTCAAAAGAAAAAATTATGAAAAGTTATAAAAAATATATAATATATAACAATGTTAAAAAATGGAATTTGTGAAAATTTAACATTTAATGAATGTGAATTATTTATATTGCGTCAATCAGTAGATAATGCAAAATTTAAATCAAATCAAGAAGAATTAAAAAGTACAGAAATAAAAATAATATTTGATATATTGGAAAATTTTATAAAAAGAAAAAAATTAATATTATATGGTGGAATTGCCATTAATAATATATTACCAAAAAAAGATCAATATTATGACAAAAAATATGAACTTCCAGATTATGATATTTACAGTAAAAATTCAATAAATGATGCAAAAGAATTGGTTGATTTATATACATTTCATGGTTTTAAAGAATGTGAAGCTAAATCCGCAGTACATGTTGGTACATATAAAATTTATGTTAATTTTATTCCAGTTGCTGATATTACACAAGTTCCTCCAAAATTATTCAAATCTATATCAAAAGAAGCAATTATTGTCGATGGAATGTTACATTGTGACCCAAATTTACTAAGAATGTCTATTTATTTAGAATTATCAAGACCATTTGGTGATGCATCAAGATGGGAAAAAATATTAAAAAGATTAATATTATTAAATAAAAATTATCCATTAAAATCTAAAAATTGCAATGCAATTAATTTCCAAAGAAATATGAAAATATCATCAGAAGGAGATAAAATATTCAATGTATTTAAAAAAACATTTATTGAAGAAGGAGTTGTATTTTTCGGAGCTTATGCTCTTTCCAAATATTCCAAATACATGCCTAAAAATTTAAAAAAAAAATTTAATAAAACACCAGATTTTGATGTTTTATCAACAAATCCTTATGAAGTTTCAAACAAAATAAAAAAAAAATTAAAAGAAAATGGTATAAATAATTGTAATATTATAAAACATTCACAAATTGGAGAAATAATACCAGAACATTATGATATACAAATTGGAAAAGATAGTGTTGCATTTATATATAATCCAATAGCATGTCATAGTTATAATATAATAAAAGAAGGAAAACATAAAATAAAAATTGCTACAATTGATACAATGTTGAGTTTTTATTTAGCATTTTTATATGCTGATTTAGAACATTATGATAAAAAAAGAATATTATGCATGTCAAAATATTTATTTGAAGTTCAATCTAGAAATAGATTGGCACAAAAAGGTGTTTTAAAAAGATTTAGTATAAATTGTTATGGACATCAAAAAACTTTGAAAGAAATATTTGCAGAAAAAAGTGAAAAATTTCAAAAAATTAAAAAAAATAGCAAAGAATATGAAAAATACTTTTTGAGATATAGAACAAATAAAAATAGAATTAAAATTAATAAAAATATTACAAATAAAATTAATAGAAAAAAAATTGATGTAAAATATGATAAACCTAATAAAACAAATAAATATTTTAAAATAAAAAAACATAATAAAACTAAAAAAATATTATAAATTATAAAAAGCATATAAATAAAATGTCTTCTCAAATAATATTACCAATTGCAAATGTTTTTAATTTTCAAATAAAAACAACATTGCAATTAAAGCCTAAAATTAATCAAAATAAAACAAAAAAAAAATTAGTTAGATTTTCTGAAATATGCAAAGTTATATTAATACCTACAAGGCATGAATATTTATCTGCTGGTATAATATTATGGTGGAGCAAAAATGATTTCAAATTTTTTAAACAAAATTATTTATTTGAAAATCAGTGTAAAATAAATGATTCAACAAATCAACAAAATTAAATAAAAATTATTAATTTTTTAATTAAAGTTATGAAAATAAATTACGAACATAAATTATAAATTATAATTTATAATTTATAAATTTAAAATCAAAAAATAAAATATTTTTAAATAATAATTAAAAATGTCTTCATTTAATGAAATACTTGAAAATGTAACTATTTCTTCTAATTCTATTGATATTCAATTACCATTTGTAAGTGTTTGCACACCAACATTCAATAGAAGACCATTTATTCCTTTTATAAAAAAATGTTTTGAACATCAAACATATCCAAAAGATCGCATGGAATGGATAATAATCGATGATGGATTTGATCCAGTTGGTGATTTATTTGATGATGTTCCACAAGCTAAATATTTTTATTTTCCAGAACACATGAATTTAGGAAAAAAAAGGAATTTGATGCACACAAAATGTTCTGGAGATATAATTGTTTATATGGATGATGATGATTATTATCCACCAGAAAGAGTTTCACATGCTGTTGAAGTTCTCACATCAAATCCAAATATTTTAGCAGCTGGATCAAGTGAAATGCATATTTATTTTGATTCAATTAAATCAATTATGCAATTTGGTCCTTATGGACCTAATCATGCAACTGCAGCAACATTTGCATTTAAAAAAGAATTATTATTAATTTCATCATATGATGATAATGCATTATTAGCAGAAGAAAAAAATTTTTTACAAAACTATACAGTTCCTTTTATTCAATTAAATACATTAAAAACTATTTTAGTATTTTCTCATAAGCATAATTCATTAAATAAAGATAAAATGTTAGAAAATGCTGAAGTTTCATTAGCAAAACCCTCAAGATATAATATATACAATTTTATGAATGATCCAGAGTTAATAAATTTTTATGTAAAAAATGTTAATTCAATATTAGAAACTTATGAACCAGGTAATTCTAAGTATAAACCAAAAATATTGGAAGAAATTAAAAAAGTTGAAGAAAGGCAAAGAACATTAAAAATAGTTGCAAATAGAATGAATGAATTTGGAAGTAAATATAATACTAATGTTATAAGTTTGGAAACAATTATAATGGATTATGAAGAAAAAATATCTAACAAAGATTTTATTATAAGTGAATTAATTAAAAAAACAAAACAATATTATGAAGAAATAAACAATTTAAAAAATCAACTTTCTCAAAATAATACAACAACAATGTCAAACGCATCTCAACAACTACATCAACAAACACATCAACAACAACCAAATTCATTAAGTTCAAATAAAAAAAATAAGAATAAAAATAAAAAATAAAAATTTAATTTGCAATTTATAATTTGTAATATATAATTTAAATAAAACAATTTAAAGAAATTATATATTATAATTTAATATAAAATTAAAAATGCCTGATAATTATTTAGATGAATACAATGATGACAATTATACTTATGATGCAAATGATGCAAATGATGCATCTTCATCAAATAGTTTTACAGAAGTAAAAAATAAAAATAATAAAAATAATAAAAATTTAAATAATAAATATAAAATATCAATTGGGTTGGATAATTATGGAAATGATATTCATATATATGCATCTAAAGGTCAAGGAACTTTTATCAGACATGCAACAAATGGAAATAAAACAGAATACAAAGTAGGAAGTTCAGATGAAAATTTATTTTTTTCGGTTATTGATTCTAGATCATCATCTCAAGAAAAAGATCCATTAATATTTTACTTTGACACTCCTGAACAATTTGAAAATATAATGAAAAATAAAATAATTATTTCAACAGAAACAAAAAAAAGATGGCATGATAAATATTTGAAATCAAAAAATAGAATTAAATGATTAAATGATTAAATGATTAAATAACCAATTTAAATTAATTATACCCATAATAAAAATATATATATTTTTAAATATACATATTTTTTTAACCTCCTTTTGAAACTGAAAATTTAACTTTGGACATTTTTAGCAAAATACTTACGCTAAAATAATTTTATATATGAGACTATTTCAAATAACATTTCAATATTTTCACAAATAATTTTGTTACCATAATTTAGCAAAATACTTACGCTAATACTTACATATTTTTATTAAAAAATGAGACCATTTCAGTAACAATTTATTTTATTAGTAAATAAATATTATGACTGTGTTGGTAAGCGTAAGTATTTTGCTAAAAATGTCCAAACTTAAATTTTCAGTTTCAAATGGGGGTTAAAAAAATATTTCGACTTTCCAATATGCTGGGCTCCCAAATTTTGGGAAATGTGTTGATAATTTTTCCTAAATATATATAAAGAGAAAAATATATATATTTAAACGCATTTATATTTTTTATAAATTTATCAAAAAAACATTTTCATGAATATTTTGTTAAAAATTATATTTATATTTGCAAGTGTTGCTATTACTATCATAGTATGCATTTGGATCTAAACAATCACAAGTATTTGTTAAATTATTATATTTTGATGTTTCAGGACAAAGTTGGCAGGTTGATTCATAAGAATTGTATGAAAAATTAGTAGGACATTTACATGTCTTTGTTGAAGAATTATATGTTGAACCGCTGGGACAACTAGTACATTCGTTTGTTTTCATTTTATAAACATAATTTTCAGGACATTCGCAACTTTTATGTGTTGAATTATATGTTGAACCAGAAGGACATGCAATACATGAGTATGTATTTTTATTATAAACATAATTTTCAGAGCATTCGCATGTTTCACCTGAGAAAGAATTTGTTGATGATTTACTACCACTAGGACAACTTTTGCATGTATTTGTATCATAATCAAATACTTTTCCATCAGGACAATCACACATTTTATTATAAGCATCATATGTAGCATCAGTAGGGCATGTAATTGGAACGCACATTTGTTTTGAAATATCATAATGTTCCTTTTCATTACATTTGTTTGGATATGGATTTGGAATGCATTTTTGCAAATTATAATCATATACAGTTCCATTAGTACAACAAGCTTCACCAATACATACATCATTTCCATCATCATCATTTCCATCATCATTATTTTCACCATTGTTTTCATTATTATTTTCAGGTTCTGGGGCATCATTTTTATTAAAATACCACGAATAACTATCCCAATTAAGATTATCTCTATTAGAAATATCAGCATATTGTCGAAAAATTGTGTAACTCGAAATTAAAATTATTATTCCGATAATTAATTGGTAAATTGTTGATGAAATAATTGAATTATTATTTAAAATTGTTAAAATTAATATAGGTATACATGTAATTGAAATTAAAAACATAATTCCTTTATAGGCATTATATCTTTTTGCATAATAATTATTTATTTCAATAACTCTTAGTTTATCAACTTTTAATTGATCAACCGAATTTAAATATAATTTTGATTGATTTAATTCATCTTCAATTTTATTAATTGAATTTAATTGTGTATTTAATGTTATATCTAAATTATTTACACCTTCATCATATGATGTGTACATATTTTGTAATGTGGAATACATATTAAGGCGTATTTGTGATAAATTATTAATTTTATCAATAATTTCTTTTTTTTTATCACTTGAAATAGTTGTATCTTCTAAACTATTATATAAATCTCGTTCTTTTTGTTGTAATTGAGATATTCCAGATATTACTTGGCTATTTTTTTCTGAAAAATTTGTTGACATCTATATTTAATTAATATATAAATAATTTACAATACAATAAATTATTTATATTTATTAATATTTTCTATTTATCAATTGTTTTTGCACTTATTAAAAATATAACTAATAAAATAATTATAATAATATTAAATAAATAGATTTTGTCAATCATTTTAAAAATCAATAAAAAAAATATAAATGCAATAATAGCCCACAAATTGTATCCATATCTTTCCATTGTAAGATAAATTTCACTATTATCCATCATTGACATTATTGTTTGATTCATTTATATATAAAATATATAAAATATATAAAAATTTATATTTTTTATTTTGTGTTGAATTTGTTTTATTTTTTATAATATTTTTATTTTTTATAATATTTTTATTTTTTATAAATTTTTATTAACAATAAATAAAATCCCCATACAATAGCAACTATTATCATTACACTTATATTACTTTCACTTTTTGAAACATGTTTTATTGTTATAAATAATATTATTAATGATAAAATTGAAAAAATATTATACATTAAGTGTTGTTGATTAACATATAATGATGAATTATTATATTCATCTTCTGCTTTACTATAATGGTTTAATTGTTCTATTATTTCTTTTTCTTGTTTTGATAAATTTTCAAATTGAATATTTAATATTTTTGAATTTTCTTTCTGTTGATTTTTTAAATTTTTAACTTCTGGATCAATTGAATTTATTTCATTTGTTATTTCTTTATTTAATTCTATTAATTTTTTATTTAATGATTTTAATATTAAACTTTCATATTTTAATTTTTTTATTAAAACATAATTTTCATTATTTTCATTATTTTTATTATTTTTTTCAGTTTTTTTTATTAATTTTGTTTCTCCTTTTTTAGTTAAACATATTTTATTAGTTGAATTAAAAATTGCTCCAGTACAATTAATATCACTTTCGCACAAAGCTATACATTCATTTTCATTTTCAACAATTTCTGAATTTATATCATTTGTTCCTTCCCATTCATATCCTAATAAAGATATATATTCTGAAATATTTGGATAAATAATTGGTGAGTTATATTTTAAATATATATTATCTATTGCTGTTGATTTATCTCCAGATGCATTTGTTCCTTTTATAATTAATTTATATTCTCCATCACTTTCAACTAAAAAATCTTTTGAATATTCAATCCAAATATTTATTGTTGGAACTATTTCATAAATATCTAATATTTTATTATCATTTTTATCATTTAATTCAATTTTAATTGTATTTACCCCATTACAACAGCTTCTTCCAGAACAATGTAAATATAATGTATATTTTGTTTTTCCTTTTAAATTAATTATTTGTGAAATACGTCCTTGATTTTGTAAACTAACACATTGATTTCCTGAAGGATATGGCATACTATATCCCCAAGCAGTTGAATTATTTACTATTACTGCTCCATCAGAAAAATTCCAATTTGGAACAATTGTGTCACCAGATACATATTTAAATGTATCATTTTCTAAAACAGGTTCATTAAAATTACCATTCATTATTATTGCTTTTGTAGGTATATTATTACCATAACATGTTGATATATTATTATTGTCATTTGAGGTTGATATTTCATTTGAATAATTCAATAATTCATCTAAATTTTTTTCAGAATTGACTTGTGGAGTATTATTTATACATCCTTGTTCATGCCAAATTTTATCATAACATACTTGAGAAATATTTTTACTGTTTAATTTATAATTAGCACATGGATTAGTATTTGATTTTAATGTATTTATATGATTATTCATAGCTTGTTGATATTGTGACATGATAATATCATATTCTTTTTGCAACGTTTCTATTTTTAACAATGTTTTTTTAGTATCTGCATTCATCATATAATATTATAACAAAAAATATATATATTTTACAATTTATATATTTTATTATGCAATACTATGTAAACTTTGCGTATATGGATTATCTTTAAATGCTTTTAATAAATCTGGTGCTATTCTATCACAATTTTTATTACTGTCAACATATTGTAAATTTGTGCTCATTTTTCCATGTGTTTGAATTGTTGGACCTTGTGCTATTCCCATTGTATTTGGCACCCATAATCTATTATTATTTCTATCTTCTTCATTTTTACTTATACTCATATTTAAATTTGAATTAAACATTTTGGCATTTCCTTGATTTATTCTTGATGTAACCATAGTTTCTTTTACAACATTATTTGTTTGTATTGCATCATATGGCATTGCACCATATTTAGATCCTGCAGGATTATATTGGCAAAAATTTGATGTTGTATCACGTTGATTATGAATTGGTTGTTGTTCTGTTACTAAATATCCAGCATTTTCAGTTTGATTGCCAACATATCCATTTGGTTGATATAATGTTGTTTCTTTTATTGTTACATTTGGAACATCATTTTCATCAATTACATAATTTTTTGGAACAATTCCTGCAGAATTACCATAAATTCTCATATTGCAAGAATATTCATCTTTCTTTGATGGTTTTAAAACATCCATTATTGGAGCTATAACAGCACCAATAGCTGATGAAAATCCACTACCAAATGTATCATTTTGTTCATTTATACTTCTATTGTTTTCATAATTTGTTATTGATGTTATATGTCCATTATATTCATGTAATGGAGCTTGTTTATGAGCACAAGAATGACCTGCTTGAAATCCTTCCAATTGAATTCTTTTTGTAGCTTCATATTTTTTTGGAACATAACTTGCTGTCTTTATTGTTGAACTTGGTGTTCCTTGTTGAAATTGTGTTAAATCATTTCTATTCGATGTTTTAAAAATTTCTTTAGCAACTGGTCTGGGTCCTTTTTCAGCACCAGTTGTAGTAAACCATCTATCTTGAGTATTTATATAAAATCTATCAGGTCTATTTTTTTCAACTTTTCCTTCAATTCCAACATTTTTTATAAATGCATTTGCTGGGCCTTGATGATCTAATAATGAAAATTCTTCTTTTGGATTAGTTGCTACACGTAATTCATCCACATTTTTTGGCATCCATAATTCTCTTGATTCTAAACCTGAATTAAATCCACCACTTCCTTTATCTCCATATCCTTGATTTAAACCTGGTCCAACATGAATACTTTCAAATGGTTTTACCATATTATTTTTCATAACTGGGTTGACTCTAGATTGATAAAAATCGCTCATATTTGGAGCTCCATTAGTCCATTGAACATTATCTTGTGGTTTGAATAATGGTGCTTGTTCTATTTTTTTTGTGATTTGTGAACCACTTCCAGCATAATTATCTAATATTGTTTGTGCATTATTGTTATTATATATTTGACCTTTTGGTTTACTTCCAGTGAATGGAACCATATTATTATGAATGAAATCAGTTTTTGATACATAATTCCCAGTTAAAGAGTAAATATCTTGAATATTATTACCAACTGAAACATTCATTTGTTCTGCGATTTGATATGCATTTTGATTTAAATACTTATCAGTTGCTATATTTGTACCAGAATATTCAGCAACATTATCTAATAATTGTGTATTATTCATTACAGGATAATTATCAGGAGGTATATTAGTATTTGGCAAATCTTGGTTTTGATTTTTCTTTCCCATATTTACAAATCCATCTCTATTTCTATTGTTTTTATTTTTTATATTTTTATAAGTCATTAAATTTTCTTTACTTTCTTGATTTTCTTGATTTGAAATTACATACATTCCACCCAATGCTAATAAAGGTATTGCGATTTCCATTATATTATATAATTTATTTAAAAAAATATATATTTATCTAAAAATATATATTTATACATTTATAATATTTATGATATGATTAATTAAATAAAGTTCTTAAATCAAGTTGCAATGCAACTTGTTTATTAGAATTATATTTTTTACATTCATTTTCAATGTAATTCAATGAAAATATTTCTCCTGTTTTTTATGTTGGTAATGAATACATTCATCATCAGTACTATAAAAATTATTTTGTTTTTTTAAATCATTATATACATATTAATATATTAACATCTTTAAATGTGCATAATTTTAAATATATATTATCTGAAAAATATATTTTATTTATTTTTTATGCTTTTACTGCTTTTCCAATTTGGTAAAGTATATGTTTGACTGTTTGTTGGTATACAACTTATATTTCGATGAAAATTATCTTTTTCTAAATTTCTTGTGCTTAAATAACTAGAAAATGGTATTTCACTGTGTTCTTGTGGATTTTCTTGTAAAAAATATGAATGATTTTGTTGCAAATCTTTTGCAGTCCAAGCTGGCATTATTGCACGACTTTGTTCTGTTGTTAAAAAATCACTATGTGTTGGATAATTTACTGGTATTGAATATAAATTTTGCCTTTTAAATTGATATTGATTTACATTATCTCTATTTATTTGTTTATTTAATCCTAATAAAGTGCTATGAACATCAACAGTATTTGTATTAATATTTGCACCCCATTTTTGAGCTAAAATATGAGAATCCATCATAAATGGTAAATTTGTTCCTGGTCCAGGAACATCTACATACCAACGCCCTTGATCTGTTTGTTGTTGAAGTTGTTTGGCAATTCTGGCAGGGTCATCATTAATTCTTGTAAATGACATTATATATTATATATTTTAATTTTTATATATTATATGTTGTATAATATAAATAATGTATTGTTAATTATAATTTAAATTTTTATAAAGATACAACTGGAATTGGTGCTGTACCAAGTCTAATATATCCTAAATCCGGAACATCATATTTAATTATTAATGGCAAATCATTTTCTAAATATAGTTCTATTTGAGGACATAAATTGGTACATTTAATAAAATATGTTAAATGAGTTAAAGAAAATTCTCCTTGAATAATTTTTGTAGAATTTTTTTCTGATATAAAATGCATTCCTTTATCTTTTTCATTATTGTTTGAATCAAAACTATCTTCAAATCTCACAATTTCTTCATCTGCAAAAGAACCTTGACATTTTATAATTAATTGATTACCTATTGAACTAATTTCTATCTTATTAGCTAGACAAGATGCATCTCTAATAATTTTTTGGAAATCTTCTGATGGAAAATTAATTATCGATGAAAATTTTATATCTGGAATGATTAATTCTTCTGGATCAGGATCAATCAATTTTAATTTTAATCTTTTTATTTGTTTTGAATTTTCAAATTTTAAACCTAAAAATTTTACCATGCCATCTTCATAACAACTATCCTCAATATACAAAGTTAAAATATCTTCACTTTCTATTGTATTAATTAATTTAAAAAAATGAACCATATTAACACCAATAATAATTTTTTCTTGGGAACATTTATAAAAATCAAACTTTTCAGCATCTAAATGCATATGAACTAAAATGGTATGTGATTTATCCATATTTGTAATTCTTATTCCATCAGGTTGAAAAGTCATATTTGTTTCAATTAATATTTCTTTTAAAGCAGTTATTAATTTTCTAACTTGAGAAATTTGAATTGTTTTTACTGTCAATGTGTTATTTTCTTCAAAATTTGACATTTATAAATTAATAAAATAAATACTTATTTTCTAAATACTTTTTTTAAAAATATAAATTATAAAAAAATATATAAATTATAAAAAATATATAAATTATAAAA